ACTGCCATTCCTGTGAGTAGTACGGATATAACCATGTCTATAGTCATAGACAGGATCCTACACCGTCGTGGTCGTGTACTCCACTCCGCCGTATGTGCGTAGGCGCCAAAAGGTATTTTGAGGAACCCAGTCAACTAAAGTCTTACCTAGACGTTGAATCTTCTGTGGTTTTGTTGGGTATAGGTGAGAGTAGGAATTGTGTGCGGTGCCTTCCCATACCGCTCCAAAATCTGAAGGCAAAGAACCGTCAAAGTAATCTGTTGCCTTTGGACTTTTTTCAAATTGTATGCAATCTAAATAAAATGTGCCAGAACCTCCTGAAAAAACAATTTCATAAGTGCTTGCTGTAGATAAGGTTGCATCCGTTAAAATTGTGGATGTAAACTTTGACCAGTTAACCGCAGTACCTAAAACAGACGTAGTATTAGTCCCCACTATAGTTCCCCCACTATTTCTTGCTACTAAACTTACGGTTAAATTTGTTGTAGCCTTAAATAATCCAGAGGCTGTATAAAAAATACCTTTTGTAATTGGCATTGTGTTGGACTTTAATGTCCAAGCACCAGTAGCAACTACCTTAGCACTCTTTATTCCAGAGTACGCTAAATCAGAAACATCAACATTTTGTGTTATGGTTGGTGAACCAGTTGCTGTCCAACTATCTGTTACGTTAGTTTCAAAAGATGGATTTTTAATTAAATTAGATTTTTTTGGATTTAAAAATATGTCAATACTACGAGCCTCATCATAAACTACGGATGCTCCTGTTTGCATACAAACTTGATCAATGTAATAAGTTCCAGCAGCACTGTATGCAATGGTAATGATTGCATATATTGATGTAGCATCAGACGTAGAAGTAATGTTTGATGATTTCCAAGTATTGTTTGCTGCAACAACAGTTGCTGTTTTTGCAGCCGAAGTTGCAATTCCGTACTTGTTGTAATATCTAACAGATAAAGTTATATTTCCAGCACTTGTTGGACTTTTTAATTTACAAGATACAGTGTATTGAGTAGATGGGCTAACAGGTACTCCTTTAGTAATTATGTTAGAAGCACCAAGCACCATACTTCCAGAATTACTTGCAACAATTTTACCAGTATAAACAGTGTCAATTTGATTGCTATTAGTATCAGGTATTTGTTCAGTACTTGAGGTTAATGTTGCATTGCTTGCTACCCAATTTCCAATTCCTTTATAAAAGGTAGAGTCTTGAACAGTTAATAATTTATTTTCAGATATCACGATTGTGGGTGCAAATCCAGTTAAAGATTCACAGTAAGTTTCTAAACTAAATTTAGTTCCTTTTCTGTAATACATATACAATGCTTCACGAACAAGTCTTTTTTGATTTTTAGTTGGAAGCGTAGGTTCGTATGTTAATCCGTAGTTTGCCGTTTCTAACGGAACCAACTCAATAGGAGTTTCTAATCCAGTATGCTTTGGCCTTAATAAATCTAATTTTGTTAAAAATTCTTCTTGAGTAAATAACATTCCGTCTATAAAGTCATATAAAGTAGACGCAGTATTTACTGCTCCAAAAGGACTTTGTTCTTTACTTGTATATACACGAGGTAATGTATTTATAAAGTTTGTTTGAGCGTTATGATTTTTTGGAAGAACTGTTGATATTGATCCAGCAATTCTCCATACTTTTTCACTTGTAAATATAAAAAAACGATAATAAGTTTGTCTTCCTGTAACTAACGGAATATCAAGAGGGTTATCTTCTCCATCAACAAAATAAACACGAGAAACATTTCCTTCAGTTGCTTTTTCTTCAAAAATTATTACCCCATCTTCAGATGTTTCTGGGTATCCAGCCTGATTTCTGACTAATCTAACTTGAGTAAATGTTCCACGAGGAATTTGCCAAGAAATTAATATTCTTGAAAAGTCCAATGCCAAAGCAGACATTGGTTCAACAGAGTAAGCAAGTTTTGCAAGAGCACCGTATTTAGATGACCCATAATAATTTACGCCATATTTAGCCAAAAGTTACTTCTCCTTAAGAACTTAGATCGCCAGATAATAACCATTCATTTGTTGCAATTTTTATTAATCGTGCCTCTGAATATTGACCAGCAGTTTTAACATAACTAGATTTGGATCTAAGCGTAACCCCACTTGCTGCAGAAAAAGTTATAACTCCAGTTCCATTTTGAAAAAATATAATTGTCTGTCCTATTAAAAATGATTGATCTGCATTGGTTGGTATTGTCACAGTAATGCTACTGTTACTTGAAAAAACAAAAGCATTAGTAACATCATTTGTAGATAAAGTTAAAGTTGTAGCAGCACTATTACCAATTGTTTTTTGTTGAGAATCAGCAACCGCTACAGCAATTCCTGCCCACTCTGATCCTGTCCAAACTTTTGATGTTTTATAACTCATATGATTGCTCCCATCAAATATAATATTCCCGCATCAGAAGAAAGTATGTCTTGATTATTTTGTAATGCGGCACTAGAAGTAGAATCTACCCAAATAGTTCCAGCGGCATACTCTGAACCAGTTGGTTGACTTGCTGCGTAAATTACTGGTACAAGTTCCTTACCCCTTGTATAAATAGTTCCGTCTGGTTGTACTTTAGTTACAATAGTTGATGCTGAAGTTTGAAATTCAATTAAATTAGCAGTTTGACTTGCTCTGGCTTTTATAACAAGGCTTTTAGTTCCAGTAGCCGCAGAGACAATTGTTGAACCACCGAGATCTGACACGTATTCATCATAAACATCTTTAAGACCATACTCAATATTTGCAAGACGATCTTTTAAAGTGTTCCAATTTGTAGTTACAAAATCAACGTCTCCAACCCAACCAGATCCTGTTTTTATATATGTACCAAGATTGGCTTGTAAAGAATTTACTTCTTCTTGAAGAGTGTTTACATGCTCGGCAAGGACAGTGTCAGTAAAGTCAACCTTTGTAGTAAAGGACTTAACCGATGCGGGATATGATGCTGTCACTTATTTTCCTCTCAGACCTAACGGTCTATTTTCTCTTGTTTGCCCTTTATTTACTGTCTTAACTACCTATCCATTCGTTGTATGGGTATGACCACCACTAGATCTTGTACCTAATGTAGTCTTTAACCCACTTACAGTAGTTTCTAATGTCTTAACTTTATTAGCCAAAGCCATAATAGTGGCAATTAAATCAACTTCTGTAGTTCCATCAGATTGTTTTACAGTAATTACATGTGCGGTTAACCCAGTTAAAGATGTTGAATTAGCCAGTGGTTTAATAAATACTTTTTTATTCTTACCTTGATTTTTACCAAAAGATCCTACCCATACAGGATAACCAGTATCTCCTCCAACATAAGTAACCCACACTCCTTGGCCAACCGCTGGTACATCTACGCTTATGTTAGATGGTTCAAGTGGAAAAATCCAGTCACTTACTTCTGTACCAGTAATTTGTGGAACAATAACTTTTAATCTTTTTTGTTTTTTAGGATCAGTATTGTTTTTAACAACTCCCCTATATACTCCTAAATACTCCATTAAATCTCACTAAGATTTGTATTTGCTTCTTGAAAACGGAAAATCTCAGCCGCACTACCTGTTAGAGTATTTAAACCAGAACCACCAGATCTGTACAAAGCAGTTACTGTAACAGTCTCAATTCCAGGCGCTTGTTGAGTAACAAACTCAATATCTCTTGGATAAATTTTATCCGCAAAATTCATGTTTACATAACCAAATCCAGTTAATAAAGCATTCTTTAGACTTTCTTCTGCTTCAGTAGTTGTGTAAGTTTCTAATTTTCTATATTGAAGAGTCACAACTACATCAACATACGTCGGCGGTTGAACGGTTACAGTTGTTCCTATCAAAACTTTATCAGTTAAATACTCTGTAACATCTGATTCAATCCTGTCGTATTCAGCAGTTGGATCATTGTTGTCATCTAACCCAGGAGCAATATCTGTATCTTGTGCAGTTCTAGTTGGGGCTATGTAAAGGGTTACTGAGGTCCACACTGCAGCAGTTGCATTTGCTTTTCCAACACCGCTTACAGAAA